AGTCAGATAGTAGGTCAGATACTTCAAATGTAGCTTTTCCGTTAGAATTGTGAGACTTAGTTAGCGTGTATGTGTTAGTCGAAGGAACTGCAGATGTAGAGCCCTCCCATATTCTTATACCAACTTCAGCATCAGTCCCCGTAGATGACTGTACAAATATTGGCGACCGTGTATATAATTTTCTCATTTTCTATTCTTAGCTTTTATAGCCTTAGCAATTTGATTCCCTATGTTGTTCGCTATATCATCAGCAACCGCCTCGTGATATAAGTTCATTGTGGAGGTGTATTTCTTTAAAAACGGTTTTGAGAAGAATAGTAACCTTGAGATACCCTTCTTATGTACTGATTTAGCTACAGCCCACTTGTTAAGTCCTCTCTTCTCAGCCCACTTATCCACAGTCTTAGTAGGTATCATCTTTTTACGCTTCTTAAACCTACCAGCCGAGCCAAACACTGAGCGTCCACCCGTAGCTCTACTGTCTACTGGATTTGTACCTTTTACACCCGTGTCCACGAATTGGCCATACTCATTCATAGTGAAACGTAGCGAAGGTAGTGAAGTTCCGCCTAAAAAGCGACCGTCTAATCCACGTTTAAATTTTTTCTCTACATAGCCCTTAATGGAGGATTTAAGTTCGTTAGAAGTCACCCCTTTGCGTGTAAGGTTGGCTTTGGCCTGTGATACTACATAGCGTCTATAGCTCTCTAATACTTTAGTAGCCTTAGGGTAAGTAGATGTGACTCCTTTTAGCATAAGTCAGTACTGTTTTGTATTGTGATAGTCAAGTCTAAGCCTACACCAGCTAGCTTATCCTCAAATCTATCTGAAAAAAACTCAACAGAAGCTCCGTCCTCAACTTGAAAGCCATTTTCGTATAATGACCCTCTCTGTAGCTCTTGAGCCGTCTTAGTGGCGGCTGCTAACATATTGTTAAGTACATATATCTCGCTGTCGTTAAATGTATCCTCGTTCTCATTTGCAACGTCAACGATATCTAAGAATAGAATGTTAACCTCTATCTCAGACGTAGAACTGTCTATTGAGCCTGTAGAGATACCAACGTGAGCCATTGGATAGTTGTCTCGCTTAAGTAGCTCAACCTCATCTAAAGTGCCGAAAGTCACCTGATTGATTAGCTTGTTATTTGTTAGCTCAGTTTTTAGAGCTTCTGTTAAGTTTAGTAATGCTTTCATTTTCTTTTCATTAATTTTTTCTCAATGTCGCTCTTATCCTTAAGGTAGCTTAAGTACGTTAGCGCAGTGTATATGTTTATTTTAGTAGTTTGTTCAAATTTTGTTGCATCTCCCTGACTAAGGACGTGGAAAGCGTTGAACCAGCCCCATCGTTTACTGAATTGTCCTTCGAGACTGAAGTCTTCAAGTTCTCCATCTCCTTGCTCTCTAGCAATTTGCCCAAATAAAAAGCTGAATTGACCAATAAGAGCTTGCTTAAATTGTAAAAAAAAACCGTACAATTTATAAAGTGGCTTGCTGGAAACATTTTAGCTACATCGTGAGAGTTACTATCCCCTATGTATGGCTCTATATCGTATAGTTCGCCTATTTTCTGAGTTACAGGCCTAAATAATACAGCCATAGCCTTGTGCCACTCCTTAGCTTTTCCTATATAGCTCTCTAAGTCTACATACTCTCCTAGTGTTAACTTTTGGAAATCAGGAATAAAGCCATACTCTACGCCTTCGTGCATAAAGGTGTATTCCATTTCAGGAGTAGCATCTAAAGCGTCTAAGATATCCTTAGTAACCTCCTGAGCCTCATCCTGTCTCATTGAGAGTGCTTCCTTCATAGATATATTAAGAAAAATACTTAGCAACTTATGACCTACGAACTCCTTGTCGCTGTCATCTGCTACCATATTCCACTTAGCATACTGCTCTACAGTGATGTCTTTAGTTGTGTTAGGGATTTGTATTTTCATTATGCTATTTTATATAGTATGTGCTCTGTTGAAATATCCATAGCGTTAGTACCCATAAGGCCTCTACCTAATTGGTATGTAGAGGCGTCTTCTAACACGCTGACAACCTCTCCAGTGGATGTATTGTAGTAAGTGCCATTAGTTATGGTTTGCGAATCTCCTATTGAAGTAGTAGCACTTGAGATATTGAACGCTGGAGTCCAGCTCACGTAGGTGTCAACTAGTTTAGGGTCAAAGATAGTAAGGTCTGAAGTATATCCGTAAGCATAACCTCTATTAGAGCTACCTAAGGAGGTTTCTGCAGTTATTGTGACTGTAGCACCATTAAAGTCACCCATAGACGCACCTGAAACCCATTGTATTTGACTAATCTCAGCACCTTTGTGATTGATTAAGCCCTCATCAGGAGTAGCTGACGCTGCAGTACCTATAAATCTAACCTCATCAGGTTTATCTCTAGTTACAACACCAAAGAAGTATCTGTCTGCGCTGTTTCTGAGCATCTTGTAAAGTTCTGCATCTGCCTTCTTAAGGTTAAGTATTAAAGTATGTCTTTGAAAAGAAGTCCCTTCATTCCTAGACGATATAAACTCAGTGTCTAAGGTATTATTACCGTGTAGATAGGTCTTTATAGCCAAAGGATATACTCTGCTACCTGAAGAGCTTCTAGGAGCTACATTACCCCCTCCTCGAAAGTAAGCTAATTCTCCTCCGTAAGGTATTGCGTATACTGCTAAAAGGCCTCCTACGGAGTCTTTGCATTGTTCAGCTCTGCCAATTGATAGTGTACAAGCCATTGTAAATAGTTTCTTTAAAAACAAGTAAACAAGAAAAGCCTCACAAAGGAGGCTAATCTAAACAAAACAAAAAACAAAGTATTAAGTCCCCAACAATTGGAAGGGGAAACTCAGTATTCAACGCTGTAGTAAAGTGGCCGTTGAGTTAACGTCATCTGACTGATGCCTCTTAGCCTCATTCGTTTACTAGCTCGGCCAATAACCGCATACGATTTCATTTAACTGCCAATCTTTCAGACAGCCCCTACACCTCGCTTGGGTTTGTTATCTTTTCACATTGCACGTTATAGCTATTCGTTCGTTAGTACTCCCTAAGGTACGTGCCTACTTGTATTTCGGCCTCTATTCACTAATAGAACTCACTTGCGTGTTGTGCGTCTAGTCTCCCTGAGTGAATTGCCTCACTCGGCCACTTATTACTACAATATTTTAAAGAACTTACTTACTTTGTTGGTACAAACATACGAAATATATTTGACACTACCAAATTATCCACGAAACTTTTTAAGGTTTTTTATTACAGCATCAACTCTCAACTTATCAGCTATGCCATTACCTACTGATGTATAGGGCTTAACTAAGCAAGTAGTAGTTACTACATTGTCTCTTACTATTGCGTAGTACGCAGTACCCTGAGACTCACCTCTGCTGTTGTGGATAGAAGCCACTAACTGCTTACCCTTAGCTGAGAGCTTGTCAGCCTCACTGTCGAACTTAGTAACGCTCATTTGTAGTTGACCTAACATAAACGCATAAGACTTGTTAGGACGCATCTTAAGAGCTGAGATATCCTTTAGATTAGCGTTAACCTGAGCCTTAAAGCTGTCAGTAATTGCTATAGTACCAACTTTAGTGTAGTTAGCTGTAGTAGTCTCTACCTTTACGTCTACGCTTGTAAGAGCTTCTAATCTTTGCTCCATTCTTTCCGATGTGTGTGCTGATGTTGTCATTTCGTTTTGTTTGATACAAATATAAGGAGGATTTTTCAACCCTCCAAATATTTCTTTACTTTTTTTTATCACTATATCGCTATTGCCTTAGCTAAGTGTTTGAAGAAGTTTAGGATATCTCCGTTGTTGAAATCTATTTTCACGAGAATATTCTTTATAGCCTCTTGTTCTGACTTAGGAGCTATTAGGATGTGTTCAACTATTACACCTACACTCATAAAGTTAGTGCCTGAAGCTCCTTCTAGCTCTATAGGAGTGTCCATTGATAAGTTTGCTTTCTCTGAGATTAGGTTATTTAAGTAATTTTTCATTTTGTTTGTTTTTGTTGGTACAAATATAAGACAAAAAAATAAGCCACCAAACTTTTTAGTGACTTTTTTTAAAATAAACGTTATTTATACTGATTCTAAATAAGATTAAGGGCTTGAAGTGTGTATCCTATTATTGAACTTGCATTGAGTAGAACTAAGTTATACTGCTTAGCCTTATATACTTGAGGTGTAAGCATAGCTATTCCTAGTGATAGTAACACGAAGCCTATCTTGTAACTAAGTAAGTAAGGAGCTACTAAAAGGATTCCTGTGCCCATATAGGCCAACTTGTCAGTGAACTTAATCTTTTGCTTAACTATTTTCATTCGGGTGTGCTTTTAAGTAGTAGTGTACGTATATCTCGCTAACCTTGTCAGTCATTTGTTGCTCTTGTTCGTATTGGTGTTTACCTACGTGTCTAGAGTTACCCATCTCAATAACTAACTGAACGTAGTGTTTCTGTTTCACTCTACGCTTACCTTCCTTGTTAGTATAGCTGTAGGTGTATGTATCTATGACGCACTGAGGATACACTCTAAGAGCTCCTGTGCTGAACGCCCAACTCTTGGCCTTATCTTGGATAGTCATTGCTGAAAGTCCTTCCATAATTATAATATTTGTGCTAATATACGTAATATTTTTGAATTGCGCAAGCAGTGCACAGTTACCTTCGTCCCGAGCTCAGTACGTCTATGTACTATAATCTTCTGACTAGGAGTGATTATGTAAGTCACCCCTAGCATTTTTAGTATAGCTCTCATTAAAATTCTCCTTCTATTTCAGGGTCAAACCAAAACATAGAACCGTTCCCTAACTCAATATCGTAGAACTCAGGCTTGAAGTTTTCAGAGTCATCTATAGTGCTCATAATGTACTGCTTAGTAAAGAAGTCTAACTCAGCGAACTCTTCAGCCGTGATACAAGACCAACCCCAACCGTTCATTAGCTGCTTAACTTCGAATATGTGTTTTTTAGTTTTCATTTTGTTTGTTTTTGTTGGTACAAATATACAACATATTTTATAACTACCAAACTTTTTAGAAACTTTTTTTACTTTTTATTGAAATTTATTCTCCTCAACCTGTAGCGACGTTGAAGTTCTCGCTTAGTTGGAAGTAGCACCTCACGTGGATACATACGTGCGTTCTGCATCATAACCTCTAGATGGTGTGTAGTTCTATAACTGAACATAGATACCTGAGTTAATAAACGATGGAGATAAGTTTACTTGTACACCTACGTGCTTAGTTATCCTGTACTTAGCTGTGATTGTAGCTATGGGAATAAAGCTCTCATTAGCTAAAGTAGTAGGCAAAACTCTATATAAAGCCTTACGTAAGCTCCTATCCCAATACGCCTTGTTATAGTTGTCTGCAATACCTATGTGAGCTGTCAATTGCACCTTGTTAGTTTCTTTGATGCTGATTCCAAACATTGAGTACTTAGAGAAGTCCCCGTAGCTGTTCTGCATAATGCCAATAGTGAAGTGCATACCTTTAGAGCTGCGAGTGATTAAGAAGCCCTCAGAGCCACCCTCAGAGCCGTTCGCTTGTATAGCGTACAATTTATGCGGAGTGAAGTGTTTCGTGTACTGTGGAGCGTATATGTGAGTACCGTCCCACGATTGAGCGTTAGCTTGAGTCCCTATTAATAGACCTCCTAAAAACACTAAGGTCATTAGGATAGTGTAGAGTATGTTTTTAATTGCTTTCATTTTGTTTGTTTTATTGCGTAATAATGTGCGCTATTGTTTCCAACCTATTTTTTGAAACACCTCTATTGATGTTTTTAATATACCACGCTACCCACTTGCTGCCGTCAGTCATTTCAATTGCGTTGGCGTTTACTATTGTATTGATGTTATTAAATTTTTTCATCTGTTTCTTTTTGTTGGTACAAATATAGTACATAATTACATACTACCAAACTTTTTTACAACTTTTTTCTTATTTATATTGATTCTAAATAACTAACCTATGAAGTACTTACCCTTATTGGGATTAGCTAGCTGATAAGAAACAGCGTATCGGAGTGCATCTAATTGGTGGTCAAAACCGTTCTGTAGTGGTGTCTCGGCCTTAGTGTCGCTCCATTGGTAGTTATTAAGCTCCTTAATGATATTGGTGCTCTCAGGAGTTACTATAAGCTCATAGTCCTGTAGTAAAGCGATACCATAGTTAACACTACCTTGACCCTTAATAGTAGGCACTATATTACAATATCTCTTGAGCTCACTAATAAGTCGAGGCTCAGCACTATCCCCAACGATTGTATTGCGTCCAGCTACTTGGCTGAATATAGCTCCTAACTGTGAGGTATTCATATTAGCCTTGTTGAGATGCTCCTTAACATATATACGCTTATTGGCCTTGTCTATGCTTGTAGATAATAGAGTTGACGGGTCGGTGCTATACCCGAAGTCAGCCCCTAATACATCTATTCCTTGACTCTTATATTCTCCTATGCTCCAATTAGTAAAGATAACGCCTTCAGCCTTCTCACGCCAACCTCCTAATATAGTATGGTTATACTCGCTAGGTCTACGTTCTTTCATTACCTCCATAGACTGCAAGAAGCTCTCTCCTAAGTTGTCTATATTGTCTAGGTATGTGGTGTGTATATAGGTAGTATCGCCAATTGTATCGTTGGTAGATGAATTAACTCCAGCCTCTTGAAAGAAACGCTTATATATCCAATGCTCCTTAGTAGTTGGATTGAGTACTAAAATAACTCTGTTTTGTACACCCTTTGCTCTAATAGAGTAATCAATCTTAGTGAATAGGTCATTGTTGGGTATCTCTTCAGCCTCATCACAAATCCAAGTAGTAATGTTAGCTAACGACTTAAGTGCTGCTGTCTGATTGCCTGAGCCTGTCTTAAGACCTTTGAAGTATATCCTGTTGCCTGTCACTCTATTGGTTATCTCAGTGCGGTTAACGTCGAAGTACTCCTCTAAGCCTAACTCTTGTATCTTATCGATGAACTCAGGTATAATAGACGTATATGCTGAGGTCATTGTGTATCGTGTGAATAGAATGTTCTGTTCACTCTCAAATGTAAGGAATAAGGCCATAAGGTTAACGCTGTAGGACTTACCTGAACCACGACCACCTGTAAGTACAAAGTATCTACTAGGGTCTTGAATAAGAGATTTATATTTACTATTTAGAGTAATCAATTAAGTCTTGTTTAATTCTTTCTACATCACTATCAGTAACAAAATAAGGTATTGGAGTTCCCATTGTGTAGTTATCGTGGTGCTTCCAATTAAGTAAGTCGTGGCCTAACTCGTGCATCATAACATAGTAGCGTTGATTTACGCTAAGCCTATTCCAAGCTGTTAGGTTAACCTTAATATATATAACGTTGTCTATGTTCATTCCAATAGCAATACCTAATATGTTAGGGTGCAAGTCAGTATCGAACTCTATAACAATAAGCTCGTTGTTACCTTCGTATCCTGTAAGCTCAATAAACTCGTGGAGGTAATTGTACAGCTCAGGGTGTACGTAGTAGAACTCACTCACGAACTGCTCTTCAGTATTGTTAGAAGTTATTCCTATAGTTAGGGCTATAAAAAACGTTACTGCGAAAAGCCTATTCATCTTTAAAATTTATTAAGTTGCTTAGTGTGAAATTGATGTCATTCTTAGCGTCCATAGACACGTCTACTGTCTGCTTAGGAGTACCGTGTACATACTTCATAAACATCTCAATAGCCCTGTAGTCGCCTTTGTTGATTAGCTCTCCTAGCTTCTCCATAACCATATCTTGGTCGATGTGCTCGGACATAATCTCCTTAACGTTCTCTATGTATTCCTTCTTAGGTCTACCAGCGTTAGCTCTACGGCCACCCCAATTGGAGTTGTAGTCTTGTCCTTCGTCTTTCTTTTTACCAGCCATTTGATTTATCTTGAATTATCTTTATTTAAAAACAATCTAAATAAGGTTATGTAACTATCTTGAATAAAAAACCCCTAGACATTACATCTAAGGGCGTTTACAGGTGTTTTAATAGACTTTCTCTAAAACATCCTAACTTGGGAGGTGTGCTGTTCTAATCTCTTGATACACTCCTTATAGTAATTCTCGTCTAACTCACAAGCCGTAAGGTCAAAACCTAAGTTATGACAAGCAATAGCTATACTGCCTGAACCTAAATGAGTATCGAGTATTTTATCGCCCTCTTTTGCGTAGTTCATTAAAAGCCATTCATATAGCTTTACAGGTTTTTGTGTTGGGTGTATTCTGTCCTTGCCTCCTCTTAAATTATCAAAAGCACTTACCTTAAAATGTCTACTTTGAACCCCTTTACTGTTAAATGCAAATTCACCATCTGAAAAATTATTGTTATCTCCATTGTTTTTATTCCAATATATCCACCCCTTTCCGTTTGGCATATATTTACACATATAATTTGCACCCCATATAATTTGATTTTTAGAAACCCTAAACAATTCTTTAAAATATTCTTCAGAAGGTATTTCATTATCCCAATTTGTTTTATGGTATCTTTCATCTTTATAAGCAGAAGTGTAAGAGTTTGGTCTATCAGGTTTAGTTCTTTTTTTACTGTTATCCATACCTATACCATAAGGCGGGTCTACTATCGCCAAGTCAAAGTG